CCACCCTAAGATAGTAACCGTGGTGACTTTGAAGACACAACCGGTGACGGAACCAGTGCTCCTTCTATCGGTATTCCAGAAGTCAACCTAGAGTTGAAGAGTGAACCAATCGTTGCTAAGACTCGTAAGTTGAAGGCAGTCTGGACCCCAGAACTCGCTCAAGACTTGAATGCTTACCATAGCATTGACGCAGAAGCAGAATTGACTGCTTTGTTGTCTGAGTACGTTTCGATGGAAATCGACTTGGAAATCCTAGACATGTTGATCACCAACGCACCAGCAGTAACCACTGCACGTTGGAGTGCTAAGATCAACCGTGAAATCAGCGACAGCGGCGTCATCACTGACACCACTACTGCTGGTACAGGTGGATATTACACCAAGTCAACTTGGTTCCAAACACTTGGTAACAAGATCCAAAAGGTCAGTAACAAGATTCACCAGTTGACACTACGTGGTGGTGCTAACTTCCTTGTCTGTTCACCAGACGTTGCAACAGTCTTGGAGTCAATTCCAGGCTTCGTTGTCAACACCGATGGTGACAGTGCTAAGTTCGCAATGGGTGTAAGTAAGGTTGGTAGCTTCGCAAGTCGCTTCCAAGTTTACAAGAACCCATACATGGTTGAAAACACCATCTTGGTTGGTTTCCGTGGAAACAACTTCCTTGAAACCGGTGCAGTGTATGCTCCATACATCCCACTAGTTCAAACTCCATTGGTCTATGATCCAGTGAACTTCACCCCACGTCGTGGTGTGATGACTCGCTACGCTAAGAAGATGGTCAGACCCGAGTTTTATGGAAAAATCTTGGTTGCCGATCTTGATCAGGTATAATCTTGATTGTTGTAGTCGGATCAACCGATTAAATCAAACCCCGCTCTTCGGAGCGGGGTTTTTGTTTGTGGCAATACTACTTATTTGACAAAGTGTTATATCATGAATAAGATCTATTTGCCCGTTAGAAAATGGCCATACAAAATAAAAGAGGTTGTATCCGATTGGAGAGGATTTGAAAATTACATGCTTTCCATAGTTGATACATTCAAAGTAACAAGAAATTCGGCATTGGAATTCGGAGTGGGGTCGGGATACAGCACAGATGTTTTATCAAAGTTATTCAACCATGTTGTGGGTGTGGATGGATATATCGGTAATAGAGACAGTCAAGAACAAAGATACTTGATGTACGAAAATGCATGTAAAAAGTTCAATAATACCAATGTTGAATTGATAAGAAAATATCACACTGAGTATATCAAGTCTGAAACTAGAATGTTTGATTTGATTCATGTAGATTTGGGAGATCATCCTACTGATGTATATGAGTGTACCGAGTGGTCAGTGCAACATTCTAACGTGGTTATTGTTCCCAACACATATTCTTGTGAAAATATAGATAAAGTTTGTACAGACATTTCAGCAAAGTTCAATATCAACTATTTCAACATAAAAGATGGTTACGGACTTGGAATTTTGTACAAGCAAACTTAAATGTGAACGGTTTGTTAGTATTTTTAATATGTATAATACATGATAAAATTAAAGTATGAATGGGAATGTTGAAAAAGGATGTTTAATGGCAAGAGTGAGCCCTGATTACGGGTCGCATATTGTAAAATTGGGAAAAACGGCGATTCCCCCTGAAATACTTTACACGGATCCAGACGATCCTACATATGGATACAGCGAAGAACCTCATGTTACTCTTAAATATGGATTTATCCCTGACTTACAGAAACGAGATGTTGCAAACATTTTGAAACACATGAAACCATTTGATGTGGTGTTAAAAGCACTAACTCAATTTAACAATGAAAAATATGACGTGGTGAAGTTTGATGTTGAAAAGAATGATCAACTTATGGAACTACGAAATAGATGTGACAAGTATCAAAATGAGGATTCGTATCCAGACTATCATCCCCACATGACTCTTGCTTATGTTAAGAAGGGAAGTTTTTCACATATTCGTGAAGGATTAAAAATCAAAGTACCTATTACAGGATTCAAATATAGCGGTCCACAATGTTCATTTTACGTAAATTTCTAAAACTATGAAACTCACAGAATTAAAAAGTCTAATCAAAGAAGTGATTAACGAAATTGACTGGTCAAGATTTAGCGACGTTCCAACACAGTGTATTTCTCCGGAGATCATGGCCAAAAATTTGAATGATATATTGGCTAGATCAAAGTTACCACCAACAGAAAGAGATAAACGTGATGTTAATTTTCCAATTGTACATGCTGGTTCATTAAAGTCAGATGATGTAGGAAACGTGGATGTTCAAGATTTTATAAATCAACTTACTATTCCACCTACGAAAATTTTTGCAATTAACGAAAAGGCTAAACATAGTGAGACTGAAAATACACTAACCGTGAATACCGGTATTCCCGCTTTTAAGGCATTATTGTGGGACCGTGACGAAAAAATATTCAAGGTCGTAACCACCTGTCCGGGCGCAGGCAAATGTGTAATTGGTTGTTTTGCTATGCTTGGTAATTTTGTAAGACTTAAAGGTGTAGTGATGGAATATGCCAGAAGATTTCAATTTTTGATGGACGATCCAGATAAATATGAAAAGCGTGCATATGCCGAATTGTTAGGTCATGCGGCGCAAGCCGAAGGAATGGACAAAACATTGGAAGTAAGGTGGAACGACGCCGGCGATTTCTTTTCAATCGAGTATTTTAGAATAGCTAAAAAGGTCACGGATGATGTGATTGCTCGTGGATTTAAGGTAAACTCTTATATTTACACAAAAGTTGGAAAAATCATACCATTGGCCACTGCAGCTGGATTCGTTGCATCATTTTCAACGGACAGCAAAGAAGCGGAAAGAAAAAATTTAGATCCAAATACTACCAAATTAGCGGTAAGAGTTCCAAGAATTTTATGGAAGGGAATATTGATAAAGGCTGGTCCTAGGGGGTTTGAGAAAGATGAAAAAGGCAAAGTAAAATTCACAGATCAACAAAAAGGACGTGAAGATTTGAAGAAAATTATTTTTACCGCTTATCACGGAAAATATGAGGGAGCCGGTATGACTTATGATTCTTTGGTGTTTACAGATGAATTGCCAAAATCAGAATCGTCGGAACAATTTAAATATAATGTGATTGTGTTGCCATCAGGCGACACGGATTGGGGCGCACAACGGCGTGATGTAAAAAATTCATATTTATTAGAACACTAAATTATCAAACAAAATGACAAACTTATAGTGAAGATAACCAATTCGCCGTGATATTTATAAACTATGAGTGCAAATCTTGATTCCGATAGAGTAAGATGGCCTGGAAGCGGCAGTGCCGTTCCAGGCAGAACCCCATTTGGGTTCTATGACGACGATCCAAAGTTCACATCGGAGTGTAGCAGCAGTGCTGTATGGGCCGCTATTCGTCTTGGTTATCCAATCGAAGATATTGAACTCATCGACCTTAACTTTTATGCTGCTTTTGAAGAATCAGTAAACGAATATAGTTCTCAAGTCAATCAATTTAACATTCGCAACAATATGTTGAATTTGTTGGGAACTCCTGCAAATAAAGATGCTACTGGAAAAGCAGTAACGGGCAGTCCTCTGCCATATGTAATAAATCTTTCAAGAGCATATGGTTCAGAAGTTGGTGTTGGTGGAAATGTCGATTGGAAGAAAGGTCACGTCGATGTTGTTGCGGGACAACAAAACTACGATCTACAATGTCTTTATGATCAAGCATCTGGATCGGGAAATCGATTGGAAATAAAAAGAATATTCCACAATCAATCTCCTGCAACAGCACGTATCTACGATCCATTCAGTATGACTGGTATGAGTTATAGTAACGTTTTGAATGAAATGGGATTTGCAGGATATAGTCCTGCTGTTCAATTTTTGATGACGCCTATCTTTGAAGATTTGTTGAGAGCTCAAGCAATTGAGTTTAACGACATGGTTCGTAAAAGCGCATATTCATTTGAAATAGTTAACAACAAACTTAGGTTATTTCCTATTCCCAATACCAATTACAAAGTGTATTTTGAATATAGTTTGGAGAGTGATAAAGAAGCAGACATTTTTTCGCCTGGAAATAACTATGATAAAGTCTCTGACTATAGTAATGTTCCATATGATAATTTGAAATATCGTACAATCAATGGTCCTGGCCGACAATGGATACGAAAATACTTCTTGGCACTTTGTAAAGAAGTGCTTGGAGCAATTCGTCAAAAATATAGTACGATTCCAATTCCTGGAGGAGAGGTTACTCTCGACGGTGGCGAACTAAGAAGTGAAGCGTCAGCAGAAAAAGAAGCACTGATGTCACAACTGAGAGAGATGTTGGAATCCACTCTTGGTTCTAATCTAGTTGAACAACAAGCCAATAAAGCTGAGAAGAGTCAGGACATTCTTAGAAAAGTACCAATGTTTATTTATATTGGATGATTTATGGGACTACGAGGAAGATATTTTAGCGAACGTGATATTCGTCTGATCAATTCTATCAATGCTGAATTGATGGGTGATATCATTGAAACGCTTGTGACCGTGTTTAAGATCGCTGCATCGGAAACACGTGTAAACATGTATGGAGAATCTGCTCCTACTGAAGGTAAGACCTTTTATCCTGGCATTGACTTGAGTGCACTTATTGATCGTGGTGATATTACAGGCGAAGACGAAGGATTTGGTCCTGATCGTGATCAATCGGTGGTATTCAAATTCAGAGAAAAGATGTGTCAACAAGTGAACTTCTTTCCTCAAATCGGAGACATTGTTTTCTTCAATGATCGTTATCATGAAGTTGACAATGTGGTTCAAGAACAATTTTTGGGCGGACAAGATACAAAGAGTCACAGCTTTATCTGTAATACTCACTACTCTCGTCTATCCAAGCTTAACATTTTTCAACGATAATTACAACCTATGGCATGGAAAGGCAATCCAAATAATCCAGCTCCAAATCAGCAAAATAACAGCGATCATGTCGCTGATAAGAAAACTGATGTGCATAGGGAGTTTCAGGTTCGCAGAGACACCGATGACTTTAAAAACTTCACGGTTACTCTTCTTGATATCGACTCTGCAATTGTAGATCACTTGGACAACACTATCAATCCTACAATTGTTGATGGGGGTGATAATATCAAAGTGCCAATCCTTTACGGAAATCCTGAACGATGGAAAGCTATTCAATCTGATGGTGGTATTCGTGATAACAATGGAAAATTACAACTTCCAGCCATAATGTTCAAACGAAATACGGTTGCAAAAAATGAAAGTCTTGCAACGTTTAATCGTCATTTGAATGTTCAAGTGTTGAGAAAATACGATCAAAAGAACGTATACGATAGATTTTCCATTCTCACAAAAAAGACTGCTCCTACATCACAAGTAATGAATGTTACTTTACCCGATCACATAACACTCACTTATGAGTTTATGTTGTGGACAGAGTATGTTGAACAAATGAACTCGTTGATTGAAAAAATCAATTGGGCAACAGAAGAATATTGGGGTGATCCAACAAGATTTAAGTTTAGAGTCTATATCAACGATTATAGCAACAATACTGAGGTACAGTCAGGAAAAGATCGCATGGTTCGTACCACATTTAACATGACGGTACAAGCATATTTGTTGAGTGATTCATTTGAAAATAAAAAACTCACCACAACCAAGAGCTTCACACTTAGAAAAGTTATTATCACTGGTGAAATAGTTGACGGACAAATTCTTGATAAAGTCAATGCTGATTTGACTAAAACGTCATATCACCAACCATATCCTTATTCTTATATCAATCCATTAAAACAAGATGGAGATAATTTAGTCCTTCCAGTTATTGATGCTAAAGATGCTCCTATAGTTTATCCGCCGGTCGTTAATTTATAACAATCAATTAGTTGAATTACCTTCTATGTATCCATGAACACATTATATTGTTATGCCAGAACCAATCAAATTCACAGACGAAGAAGTAAAAGATCTACGATATATTCAAGGTAAGTTTCAAGACAAGTTGGTCAAATTTGGACAAATTCATCTTGAAACCATTGAATTGCAAGAAAGACTTGACCTTTTAAAGAAGGAACAAGAAAAACACAGAACTGAATATATTCAACTTCAACAAACCGAAGAAGAGTTGATGAACAAGTTGACCAAGAAGTATGGCAACGGGTCTCTTAATATCAGAGATGGTACATTTAGTCCATCTTAACTTCATATAATTTAAAGTTTTAGATAACCACCGCTGATACGGTAATATCAGCGGTTTTTTATTTTCTTTGGTATTGGTACTATATTTATACCAATAGTCAAATGATTCATTATGGGCAACTATGATCCACAAATAAACTCGTTTATATTCAAGCAGTTTCGTCAGAATCTTCAAGACTTCTACGAAGTGGTTGAAATATCTGGATCGTCGCGTTTAATTCACACGGATTCAACCGGCATAATAACATCATCGTTGTTTCTGACTCCTGCTGTCACAAGCACTTACGATGTTATAGTATTTGAAAGTGGATCGTTCAGAAGCGTGCCTGGCCCCATTGGTGTAGGGTTTTACACCAATCCAACACCTGTACCTCAAACCCTTGGGGGAATTCAAGCAGGTACAACGTTTAATAACGTACCTCTTACTACAATGTTTGATGCATTGCTGTATCCGTATCAAGTACCATCCTTTTCATCATTTAGTCTAAATCAATCATCTCCAGTAGAAGTTGGATATACAATTTCCGCTGGTTATAAAACATTCACTTGGACTACTACAAATTCATCAAACATTGTTACAAATTCTGTATCTATAGAAGATACCACCGATTCAATTGTTCTTGCTACAGGTCTTGCAAACGACGGAACTGAAAACGTTTCGATCTCATCCATACAGTATCTTACAGATTCTTCACACACATGGTCTATATATGCTCAAAATACTCACACAGGATCATTGTCAAAAACATATACTGTAGATTGGTATTGGAAAATCTACTACGGTGAACATGTGTCCGGATCACTAACAGATACAGATGTATCTTCTTTAAGAGCATCAGAATTGTCAAATACCGCTGCACATACTTATGCTTTTATCGCTGATATCCAAAAATACAAATATATCACATATCCGTCATCGTTTGGAACATTAACAACTTTCAAAGATACAGCTACACTGCTGAACGTTGCTATGTCGCCAATGACCGTCGTATCAGTTACAAATTATTACGGCGTTGTTACTAATTATAACGTACATAGATCATTAAACAAATTAGGCGGATCAATTAATATTCAAGCATCTTAAACCATTTTTATGCCAATTCCAGTAACAGATTATATCTCTACAACGGCACCAACCGATACATACCCAACACATTTGTCAAATCTGGGTAAAGGTGGATACCAACAAGTAGATACCATCGTTGAAAGAGATGCTATCACAACCGACCGCCGTATTGCAGGTATGATGGTTTTTGTGACCGCTACAGCTCTCGCATATACACTCGACAACGATCTAATCAATTGGACAGTGTTCAATGCTAGTGGCACATCAGGCAATAGAGGAACAAGTGGTTCAAGTGGCACATCAGGATCAAGCGGATCAAGCGGAAGTGCTGGTACAAGCGGTTCAAGTGGAACATCTGGTTCAAGTGGTTCAAGTGGAAGTTCTGGTACAAGCGGATCAAGTGGAAGTGCTGGAACAAGTGGTGTACAAGGAGATCCGGGTGCAGCTGGAACAAGCGGAACTGCTGGATCAAGCGGATCAAGTGGAACTGCTGGTACAAGTGGAACTGCTGGATCAAGCGGATCAAGTGGAACTGCTGGTACAAGTGGAACTGCTGGATCAAGCGGATCAAGTGGAACTGCTGGAACAAATGGATCAAGTGGAAGTGCAGGAACAAGTGGTTCAAGTGGAAGTGCAGGAACAAGTGGTTCAAGTGGAAGTGCAGGAACAAGTGGTTCA